CATACCTTGTTGAGCGCTGGAAGCAACTAGGTAGTTCACAGGCTACTGCTACTACGGTATTAGGTAGGCATAATAATCTATGGGTTGCACCGGATGTTACAGTATCGACAGATAGTATTATGGATTTATACACGGCGCCTATAGTATATTCCGATCCAAAGCGCGTTGCTCCAAAGGTAGAATATCCTGAAGGTGGCGATGTTGCACTAATCAGTGATATATACAAGCTACTTGGCAACATTAATATTTCAGCGGTGGTTATGCCTATTCTTGGATGGTTTATGGCTACGCCATTCAAGCCTATATTGAATGCTGCCCGCATTTCTTTTCCGCATCTTGCACTGTATGGTACTACTGGTGCTGGTAAGACTGGCACACTTGAAGCGGTATTCATGCCGTTACTTGGCTATTCATCGCCAGCACGATCAGAGGATTGTAGTACTACGCCGTTTGTTCTTATGTCGTTATTGGCATCAACCAATGCTATACCTGTCAGCTTGGCGGAATTCAGACGTGCAACGCTGGGTGAGATATCCTGGAAAGCGCTACTGCGTACATTACTGCTGGCTTATGATGTAGGTCATGATGCTAGAGGAAAGCCAGCACAGACAACAATAGACTATCCGCTACATGCACCTATCGTTGTAAGTGGTGAAGATGTCATTAATGACCCAGCAGTGCAACGTCGATCTATAATTGTTGGTATGTCACCGCAACCTATTTCGCCTGGCACATCAGCTTATGAAGCATTTACAAAGCTCACAAAGCTACCACTGACGCAGTTTGCTTTGCCGTATATTAGGCATACATTGTCTTATGATACGAAACAGATTATAGCTATGTGGAATGCAGCATCCAAAGAGGTTGCACAGGCTGCTGTCAAACCACTAGAGGAACGTACACAACGCAACTTTGCCACTGTGCTATTTGGTTTGAGATCCTATGAAGCGTTTATGCGTTCCTATGGATTGGAAGTATTAACAGCAAATGCTGCAACGATCTTACAACCAATACAAGAAATGCAAAGCGAATCGATGGATCGTGGCTATGTATTGCTTGATAGCTTTGCAGAAGACATTATCAACGCAGCAGCCAATGCCAATAATCAGTTTGTATACATGGTAGATAAAGACTCAGGTAATATTCTATGGTTCCATCTTACTACTGCATTGCAATGGTGGCAGCAAGATAGATTTAGAAGGCATGAAGCAACACTAGATAGTGCATCAATGAAACGGCAACTGAAAGAACTATCGAAGAATACACCAGGTAATGGACATTATGTAGTGGGACCAAAGGTGTGGTGTATACAAGGTACGTCAAGGAGGATGTATGGATTTGATATAGACACATGCATTGCTTTGGGCATGGACGTTCCTAGCGGTATCAATATATTACAACGCACTATTACATTGCATGGTGGTGCAACAATGACACCAGGAAAGTTGGAAGATAGCGATGAATAGACTAGCTGCATGCTTATCAGGCGGTGTAAATTCATTTGTTGCTGCTGCGATGGTTAAAGAACTAAAGAACTCTGTACGTGTTGGCGTCTTTGTTGACTATGGCCAGAATGAACATATTGTGCACATGGCTAATGCACAGGCTGTCTTTCTTGGTATTCCGTTCATTACAGTGCATACCGATTCAATGTGTATTGAAGCACGCAATGCGCATCGCAACATTGTGATTGCTTCGCTAGCTGCTAACTTTGGTTGCGATTTCGATATCAATGGTATTGTCCTTGGTTGCCGCGAAATGTCTTACGACTTTCAACGTACATTGGCTCATTTACTGTCGGTCAACGCACAAACGATGTGGACGGTACATATTCCTCTAATACGGCACAGTCAGGATGATGTAATTCGGTATGCTAATGAACATGATATGAGGATCGATACACTAGTATGGGATGAACAAGCTGAAGGATAAATAAACTACGATGGCAAAGCCAGATTGCGCACAGTGCCCATTACGTAAAACGCATAGTCAAGTTCCACCATACGGACCTACACAAACCAATATTGCATTTCTTGGTGAAGCACCTGGTGCAACCGAAGTGCGTATGCAACAGCCGTTTGTTGGTGAAAGTGGGCAGCTTTTACGTAAGGCTATAACCGCTTACGGGCATAACCCAGAAGACTTCTATTATACAAACGCTTGCAAGTGTAAGTTACCACCGGATAAAGCTGGCCTAGCACAAGCCAGTAAGTGTTGCGCTGTAACACTAGAAGAAGAATTCAGAGAACATGATGTTATTACTGTAGTGGCGTTAGGTAATACAGCATTGCATAGCTTGGGATTGCCATCAACAGGTATCAGCAAAATGCATGGCCGCGCTATACAATGGCATGGTTTCAATGTTGTACCGATACTACATCCAGCTAGTTTGCTGCGCCAACCCGATGGATGGAATGACTTTGCTGAAGATCTAGAAGCAGTACTAACAGGTGCACTTGTTAATAAGCCAGAGCCATTGACACAAGACAACTATGCTGTGATAGAGGATGTAGACCAAGCTGTTGCGTTTATAGAAAAATTGCATCGCAACAAGCAAATGATATACTTCGATATTGAAACATCATCGCGGCAAGTTGTCGATACCAAGTTGCTATGCTGTGCTTTTGCTACTGACCCAGACTATGCCGTAGTGCTACCTGATACAGTGCTGTACAACTCACAGGTTATACGTGAATTACAGCGGCTATGTCTCGATTCGACTACACAGTGGTGTGGTCACAATGCACAGTTCGATATTATACGTATCAGAACAAACCTGCATGTACGGCCTATACTTACTGAAGATACAATGTTGGCGCACTATGCACTAGATGAACGTATTGGCGTGCAAGGATTAAAGTGGTTAGCTATGCATTGCTTGCACGTAGATGATTGGGAGGCTGATATTAAGGGGTATTTAACTAAGGAGAATTCATCCTATGCAGCAATCCCTAAGTCAGTTCTCTGGCGGTATAATGCTTTTGATGTTATTTATGGTATGCGTCTATTTAATGTGTTCAGACCGAGAGTAGCACAGGAGGAGGATCTAGAACGTCTATATACTAGACTTCTTATACCTGGTTCTAATGCACTAGTTGACTTGGCAGTGAAGGGTGTACGAATAGATACGCAATTGCTATACGACTTGCGTGATGAAACAGAAGATAACATATTAGACCTGCAACAAGAGTTGCGGGATATGTCGCAGACTCCTGACTTCAATCCTGAATCGCCCAAGCAAGTAGAGCATGCAATGTATGCAGTATTAAAAGCGCCACCGTTTTCGCAATCTAAACCATTGCCGACTGAACAAGCTTATGCGAATAGTATACCGGCTGGACGCAGTGACTATACGACAGCTAAAGATCAAGTAGAACGGTTAGCTGCTGGCAACTATAAAGCCAGTGCATTCGCCAAGAAACTATTGGAATATCGACATGCGCGGCAAATGGTGAAGACTTACTTACGCAATTTGATACCTGAATCCTATGGTCGCATACATCCTGGTATTAATCTCATTGGTACAGTGACAGGGCGTATGTCTGGTAGCCAACCAAATGTTATGAATTTGCCATCCGATGGACCTATTCGTGGTCTAGTTGTTGCAGAACCTGGTAATACACTGATTAGCATCGACTACAAAGCATCAGAACTTAGAGTTATGGGTGCACTAGCACAATCGAAAAGTTTGTTGACTATCTTTGCAGAAGGCAAAGACATTCATGATACGTTGGGAGTAGAGATATACAAAGATAAATATGATAGGGCCAAGCACAGGGTTGGTGTAAAGCGTGTAGACTTTGGTATTGCCTATGGACGTGGTGACAAAAGTATCGCTGAAGCATTGTCAGTATCCGATGCAGAAGCGAAACGTATTCGCAAACTGGTTGTATCCATCTTAGGCGTTGGTGACTGGATGGAGCAACAATGTCAGCAGGTTCTTAAGAATGGCTATATTGGTACACCAACAGGACGCCGACGTAGGTTTCCATTGTTGTTAGATAGTAACTGGGCTGAAGTAAAACGACAAGCTATCAATGCACCTATACAGGCTACTAGCTCAGACTTGTGTTTGTTGAGTCTTATTAATATTAACAAATGGATACGTTCACTTGGTGGTACTATTCTATTTCCTACACATGACTCGATACTATTGGAGGTTCCTATTGAACTTGCAGATGATATAGCATCGCGTGCATCTGCTGAAATGCTAGCAGCAGGAAAGGCAATATTTGGAGAAGCATTTACAGCAGAAGTTGACGTATCGATAGGCACAAGTTATTCTAAACATATGACTGAATGGAAAGAGGATGATGACGATGATAAAGGTGAATGGTAAAACATACGTCACGCCACAAGAAGCCGCACAGTTATTGTCTGTGCATCTGGCAACGGTATACGGTTGGTGTGTGCATAAGCGAGTTGATTTGCTAGATCCACATACCGTACAAGAACCGGTACCATCAAAGTATCTGATAGAAATAGAATCTCTTAAACTCAGATATGCGCATGTGTATCTATAATGCAACCACGCGTATTAGTGTTCGACCCAGGGGAAACTACAGGATGGAGTTTTTTATTCGACGGTTATATTGAAGGTGGCTCATTTAAACTGTGGTATAGTGCAGAGGAACTGATTGACACATACATGCCTAGTGTAATATTGTATGAGTCATTCAATTTGTGCGCTGGTACAGCACATAGGCTGATTGGCAATCAGTTCCTAGCAGTACAGGTCATTGGTGTTATTCGCTATTTGGCTGACAAACGTAACATTCTTTGTACATCGCAGCCACCTAATATGCGCATGGGCATTACTCTTGTGCGGATGCAAGGATTTGATAAACATGCCAAAGACGCTGTACGGCATGGTATAAGATACTTGCTCAAACAAAATTCGGCTGATCTGTATACTTGTTATAGGCTGCACACAGATGACTGACAAACGTACTATAACAATAAGTACAAGTGCACAAACTACCAGCTCGCGAAGTCAGCCTAAACTAGTTGCCAATGGCCTAGGTTTCTCACCATTAGCCCATTTCCTAACTACTATGCCTGGTGTAAAGTGTATAGGTTCGCAGTACATTTTCCCGCGTGAACCTAGAATGCTTGAGCTTATACTTCGAGATGCACCTGCTAATGTACAGATAGCAGACGATGTACGCGATTGGTATAATGGAATACTAGAAACAGAACGCACTAGCATTATGCTATCGCAATTGACGGATATACCTATAGCAGGTGTAGACCATAGACTTATGTCCTATCAACGTGTAGGTGTTAATTTCCTTATAAGGCACAAGCGTTGCATACTGGCAGATGATGTAGGTTTGGGTAAAACTGCACAGGTGCTAGAAGCAATGGAGGCAATCAATACACAAGGACGCGTACTTATTATATGTACAAACTCATCAAAGTATTGGTGGCGTGAAGAGATAGAAAAATGGTTTCCAGGCAAAAGTCGCATTGTTATAGAGTCGGCTAAACGTAATGCATTGTTTGCTGACTTTAAACGTGAAGCAGAGTTTCTAATCATTAATTGGGAAGCTGTGCGATTGATGCCTGAATTGAAACAAGTTCCATGGCAATGGATTGTTGCTGATGAAGCGCACAGGCTTAAAGATCGCAACACGATAGTGCGTAATGCAGTAAATGCACTGCATAGCAATCGTATTGTTTTGGTTACAGCAACACCAGTTGTAAATATGCCAGCGGATTTGTGGTCATTGTTGAATTTGTTATATCCAGAACGGTATCCATCGTATTGGCGATTCTATGAAATGTACGTTAACTATACTATAGGATGGCACGGATACAAAGAGATAAATAGAGATGCACCTGTGCGGAACCCCGAGCTATTGCAACGTGAACTAGCTCCAGTTATGTTGCGTCGTACACGTACACAGTATCGTAAGACGCTTCCACCGCAATACAAAGAAATACCATTGATGTTAACGCCGCAACAAATTAGAATGTATAAGACGATGGCGCGTGAAATGTACACATCACTTGAAGCGATGAACATGGGCGCATGTATACTGCGTCTACGTCAGATTGTCAGTACAACTGCTACGTTGCAAGACAGTGACTATTCTTCAAAGCTTGATGCTGCTGTCGAAATTATTACAGATATGGCAAGTGAATCGTTCGTTGTATTTACTATGTTTAGAGATACTGCACTAGCTTTGAAAAAGCGTTTGGTTGCACGTTATATAACATGTGGTCTTATATTGGGCATGCAAACGCCGGCCGAACGTACTGAAACAGTAAAACTATTTCAGGAAAAGAAACAACGCGTTGTTATAGCAACGATTCAAGCTGGTGGTGAAAGTCTCACACTTACCGCAGCACATCAAGTGCTGTTTATTGACAAACATTACTCATCCACAATACAGGAGCAAGCCGTAGGACGTATAGATAGATTTGGTCAAACACAACAATGCCTCGTTACTTCACTACTGTGCCATCATACGGTAGATGATCTGGTTGAGGAAATTCTTGCGTATAAAGAACGTATGATTGATAGAGTATTACAAGAAAAGTTCTTTGAGAGCTTGCAAGATTCATTAGCTAATCTATAGTTGGAGGTATAGAACGTCATGACACTTAAAATTTTTATCACTACTAGCAATCTTACTAGAGACAGTTTAGATCCGCTAAATACATTCGAGGATGCACAGTGGGAATGTGAACGTGCACGGTATATTCGTATGGCTGTAG